AGCAGCAACTAGAATTGTTTGATCTGGGTGGAACATGGCAAACCAAAGCAAGTATGCACTTGCACAAGTAGTCTTACCACTTTGTCGCGGCAACATGTTTACATTAAATCGATTATTGTGGTAACTGTGCAGTAGTCCTACTTGATATTCAAACGGTTCAAATAATAACTTACCTTTAACCGGGTGTTGAATGTAGAAAAATTTCCTAGCAAAATACAAATAGCCCTCATCAGGGTCAGCACATTGCAACAAGTCTTGTACTTGTTCTTCCGTAAACTTTTCTTTTGTGTGCGCTTTTTTTGTGAGAACGCCATCTAGACTTTTTGACATATGTTTATTTACATAAAAAAATAGCTCCCGAAGGAGCTATTTGGCACTAGTTTACAGAGTGCTAACTGCGACGAATTAGTCTTTTAAACGGCCGTCAGCTTCTGCTGACTTTAACATCGCGGCACGGTCAGCATAGCTTCCACGTTTAACATCTTTAGCAGCATCCTTCTCACCTTTGGTAGGATTTTTAACGTGCTTTAGCGGGTTAAATTTTTCTTCTTTGATAAGTCCGGCCTTTTTCATAGCTGCATTAGTGGCTGGCCCCACACTCATGCTTGAACCTGTTTTTCCATCCTTAATAGTAATATAAGGAGCAGGACTTCGAACTATAGCAAACCCATCCGGAGTTTTATTAAGTATGTAATACGTATTGCTTTGTGTATCTAGCACTGCTGGTCTTGTGCCACCAAATGCGTCAATAGATGTTAACATAAATCCATCGCCTAAATCTTGTTGTTCAGTCTCTTCTTTAATTTGATTGTACATTGCAGATAAACGTGAAACTAATGCTTCTTGCATTGGGTTCCCACCGCCGTTTACCTTAGGAGCTTCGTGTCCTTTGCTATGCATGTCATCACCGGTTTGTGTAATATCTGCAATGTCTAAAGTAACTGCGCCCTGATCACCTTGTTCAGAGTTTTCATATCCGTCGCCAAATAATCTTTCAGCATCGTGCGGATGTGGATCCACTGGGTTTGCACCCTGTTCAATGTTCTTTAAAATATTCATTAGGTCTTTAATGCCGCCGGAACCATTACCGTTCATGTTAACACTCATAGTAACACTGTCTTGTTGTCCAGGTGATGGCATTGACATTGGCATGCCACACTCTTCAACTGGTGCTACGCCTTCTTCAATGTTTCTAATTTTTTGATACAAATCTTGAAAGTTCATATTATTTTCCTTTGCCACTAATAGGGCTCTTAGTAGCAGGGAGTTTATCTGCTTTTGCTGACTTCTCACTTGGAACTTTTTTAGCTAAAATTTTATCATTAACACCTTTATATTGTGTTAATTCTACTTTATTTTTTCCAAGTTCTTTTAGCAGGCTCATTCTTTGTTTGTCGCCAACTAATTTTTGTCCATCAGTATCTTCAAGTTCTGGTTTTTCTAATAGTGCTTCACCTGACAATTCATCATTAGCATGATTAAGCTCTACTTCTTCTTGTTCTTTTAAATTACGCACTTTAATAGAACTTAATGAAATATTGCAATGTTCTGCAACTAGATCTCTAACTTCTAAACTGGTTGCAGGATATTCTGTACATACATCAAAAACAGTAACACCTACATTCTTAAGTGTAGGAAAATCTGCTTGTGTTTCTTGGATAGGTGCGCTCTTGCCGCCTGAGCAAGATTCAACTTTAAATTTAGACAGTGCTTCTTTAATTTTAGTAGCACAATCTTTTGGACAATCGCCAGCAACTTTAACCTTAAACTCGTAGGTTTGTTTGCTTTCTATTAAATATTCTTTAAATGATTTCATTATGGGATCCTGATATGTTATTTATTCATATTTTTAAGTTTTTCTAATAGACTATTGCGATCTGTTAGTATGTACCCGTCACCTGTGATATTAACACTGTTATCTTCAGGATTAGCCTCTTGATCTAGTTTTTGCTTTTTAAGCTGTAGTTCAATCATCTTAAGTTTTTTATCAATCTTAGCAGCTTTTGCATCAATAGCATTTTTAAGCATTCCGCCAGCTACTTCAAAGATACGTCCCGAATACCGTGCTTCTACGTTCATGCCTAGATCCATTAAATCGTCGTAAGCATCAGTAGCACGTTGCGCTAGTGCATCAAACTCTAGATCGCTAGCATCGCCTAATCCACCAACTGCCGGAAGTGCGGCAGCAATTTTATCAAACTCGTTCATGCTTCTAAGGAACGGTTGAGCTTCAGCTTTTTTAGCTTGTTTTTCTTCTGCCTTAACAATCTTTTTGCTTTCAGGTAGATTTAGTAATTCTTCAAGTTTCTTCATAACATTACTTATCAACTTTATTTGCTAAACATATCATTTTCGTTGACAATACGAAATTTAATACCTTGCTGTCTACACCATAAATTAGCAGCGGTCCATTTAGCTTGATTTTTAACAAACTGTGCTTGATTGTATTTGTTTTTGCCTACACGTTCTAGAATACTTTGACTAGCTGGCTTAATTTCAATTAATTCAATGTGAATTTTATTATTTTTATCAACATATTCTATAAAAAAATCCGGAACGTATATTGTATGACGACCGGTTAGCGGATCCTTATAGGGAATGTTAACTGCTTCGCTAGCCCATTTTGTTACACTTGGGTTAGTATCACAAAATCGCATAAAACTCCATTCCCAGCTAGAGCGATAAATTGGTAATTTAGTTCCAACATATTTTTCGGGGTGAGTTATCGTGTATTTGCCACGAGCAAATTTGCTAGCCATATTATACTAAAATGTTTCTACTTTCGTAGGTATCTGCTAACGGAGCAATTCTGTAACCTAATAAACTAATTTTTTCTCTGTATGCATTGATAACTTGTGCAACTACTTGGCTTAGTTGAACATCTGATAATGTCTTTAATGTATCAATTAGTTGAAATACATTGATGTTGTCAGTGCGAGCTTGATTTAACAATACTATTGAAACGCTTCTTGCACTGTCTACATCAAAATTTCTTTTTAAAAAGAAACCAACAACTGCATCTATTTGATTGCTAGGAAAACTAATTTGATGAACAAAAAATTTATCAAAAAATTGTTTGACATCAGCTGAGCTATTTGATTCTTGCGGTAAGGGTAAATTGATTGCCATGGTTAACCTAAATTAATTTTTGTAGCTAGTGTTTCAGCAGTTGTGGTAGACTGTTGTGGGAATATAATCCCTTGGACTCCACTAACACCCTGTGTTGAAGATTGTATTGCGCTTGTAAGAACCCCTGTAGTCCCGGGAGACGGCAATTCTTTAGTATTTTGATAAGTGTTAATTTGTGTAGTTACGGCATTTAAAAATTCACTAGCATTGCCTCGTACATTAACGCCGCTGACAAAACTAGGACTAGCAGTGTCTAAAGTTCCGCCACTGGATAAAGGACTTGGCGTTTGATCATAGTGTTCTAATCCAAAGCCCATTGGGTCGCCGTCTGTTACTTGGCCGTTACCATAAGCTACAGCTTCAAATGATATACCCATTGCTTTTTCGTTAAGGTCATTTCCTTGATATTGGCCAGCGCCGTGTGCCCAGGAACTAATTAACGGATTTCTCAACGTGTAACTGACGTATTCGTGTTTTGCCATTTGATAAATGGTGATGCTATTGAAGAACGGTGTACTGCTTTTATTATCTAAACCGTAGCGGTTGTTGATAAAATCACTACTGCGAGTTGCATTTCTATTATATGCATCTCCTACACTTGCGCTGTTAGCATCTGCATAATAGTATGTGTAATAGTTTTGCCACAACTGATTAATTAAACTCATGTTGTCGTCATGAAACTTAATATTGATTGTTTCAAATTTGTGTGTAGTCTGTACAACTTTTTTTCTGTTGTACTGGTTCATTGTTTCTGTAGCTAAGGTAAATTTAGGTAAATCAGCGCTCTTAACCAACATATTAATTTCATTTCGATGGCGCTGGACTAGGTCAATACTTTTTAAAGCCGCAGAGTTGATGCTAAAACTCACATGGAAAAGAAACTTACTTTTTGGTGCTAGTCTAAAATTATCGTCGACAAATAATCTACTTGCGTGTTGATAATCACGCAACGTTATGTATGGATTAGATTGTAAATATTTAGATGTATTAGCCATACAATATTTATCTGATTAATAATGTATGTGTTTAATGATTAGCCATAAAAAAAGCTACCTAAGTAGCTTTTTTATTAACTTCCTATTGCTTGAGTACCTGTTTTGCGAGTTACAACTGCGCCAATGCCTGAACCTTGTGGTGTCTGCATACAGTTATCTGGACGAATAGTAAGGTCAATTTCTACCGGTGTTTGCTCACTGTACGCTATAGTGCCGTATGTAGCTTTTTCAATATAACAACCATAACATTCCCATGTTTCTAACACGGTAGCTGCATTGTTTCCGTTGCCACCGTCTAACATTTCAACACGTAATGTAAACTTATAGTCGCCAGCGGCTGCTGATGAGCTTTGTTCAAAGAAGTCAAACTGTCTTTGCATTTGTTCACCGACTAGCTTAGTCACGTTACCGTTTACATCGTCACGCAATTTAATAGACAGTGGCTCCCAGCTTACTTTACCGGCATAGTTAATTTTACTATTGTAAACTTCAATTATGTTGTTAGAAAATGTAGCAGTTGGTCTAGCCGCACTTGCAACTTGTTTAGTCAGCTCTGTTGTTGAACCAGATACCCCAAAGTTTTCAAATGTCACTCTAAAGCGATACTTGAGCTTAGGCATTAACAGACCTTGTGAACTAGCACTCTGGTCCGAAGCTAGCGGTACTGTAAATCTTGATAATGATGCAATTGACATTTTTTTATTTCTCCGTTATATTATGCTAGACCTTTGATCTCGCCAGTGTTTTTCAAACGTAGTGGAATATAGATAAATTCCACTGCTTTAACTGGTTCAATAGCAACATCAAGATACAACTCATTTCTGTCAATTCTTGATGGTGTATTGTTTGACGTGTCGCAAACAACTAGATAATCATATAATGCACGTTGTCCTACTAGCTCTAGCAATAGGCTTTCGGCAGCTTGTTTAATTTCATCACGTGTAATCTTATCGTTTGGTTCAAACACATATGGTTTAGCCAACTGTGCAAACTGACGGCGTAGATAAATTACCAAACGAGCAACGTTAATACGATCTAAACTACTTGCGTTCTTAGCACGAGTATACTGACCATAGTTAACAAGACCTGTTCCTGTAATGAATGTTAGTGGGTTAACTTTGATACTGGCTAAAGTATCGCGTTGTCCGGTGTTTAATGCAACGGATTGGAATTCACCTTCGCTTGTGATATAACCAACTGCTGTTGCGTTAGTAATACCGCCACGACGTGTACCTGCCGGAGCAAACCATGGATATGAAACATTATCGCTTAGAGCAATAGTACGTAACATCATGTGACTTGGTGGAACAACAACGTTGTTACCAATGTTGTCACTTGTAAAGCCCCATGGATAGAAAAAGCCTAAATATTCATCACTGCTAACTAGTCCGTCGTCGTTATCCTCAACAGCGCCTTTTTGGTTTGTACCCCAATTTAGCAATGATGTTGCATCTGGAGTTAAACGTGACGGTGTATCTGCAACAACAAACGCAGTCAATCCACGATCATAGTTTAGACTTACCATTTCG